AAATCCAAACATCAATCGCATCTGTTATTATCCTCCTGGAAAACTATTCGCATACGGAGGCTTTCACATAGACAAGAAGTTTCACGGCAAGCATCTGTTCATATCTAGCGCCGATGTTGTTAAGTGGGAGATAATAGATTTGCACGATCTTGTAAAACAGTTTCGTTGAATTGTAAAAATTCGTAACTTTGGGTAAACAAACTTTTTATTATGCAAAAAGAATTAGACCAGGTTAAATACGACATCCGTAAACTCGAGACTATGATTGAGGTATTAGCTAAAGACGTTCAAGAAATAAAAGAAGCTCTCATAGGAAACGAATTTGGTCAAGAAGGCCTTGTCAAAAAAGTAAGTCAAAACTCAGAAAATATAGCTGATTTGCAGAAGTTCAAGCAAAAGATTATCGCTTGGGCAACCGGAGCAGGACTTGGTTCTAGTGCTTTATTCAATGCGATATCGGAGATGATGAAATGAAAAAACCAATCAAGGACTGGAAACTTGTACGTATCATATCACAAACTGCCGAAGGAAAAAACAAAGCCGGACAAGTGTTGCACGGCGCACTCGACATCTTGCCGTTGCCAAACCAATTCATCGGAAAAGCACTCAAGGCAATCGTTGCAGGAGAGTGGAATCAAACTAAAAGAGAACTTCTTGAAGCGTTTACGCTCCGTAATACTGTAGCAATAGCATTAACAACTGCGTTCATTATGGGATGGGTAACACCTGACCAATTAACCCAGTTTACCGAGATGCTAAACGAGATACTTAATTCTCTATAATGAAGATTGTAGATAGGCAGATAAAAGATTTAATCCCGGCCGAGTACAATCCTAGACACCTCACAAACGAACAAGCAACTCATCTCGAGGCTTCACTAAAAAGATTCGGCGCAGTAGATCCGGCTATTATAAACACACATCCGGATAGAAAGAACATCATCATTGGAGGCCATCAAAGGCTCAAAACGGCGCAACGATTAGGATGGGAAACATTCCCCTGCGTGGAGTTAGAACTCGACAAAGAGAAGGAGAGAGAGTTAAACATCCGACTCAATAAAAATACTGGTGGATGGGATTATGATGCCCTAGCCAATTACTTCGAGGTTGAGGAATTGACCGATTGGGGATTCAGCGATGAGGAATTATTTGGGGATATTGAAGCGGAGGAGCTAGAGGCAGAGGAGGATAACTACGAAGAACCCGAAGATATAAAGGTCGATGTAGTGCTTGGAGATTTAATCGAGATAGGAGAGCATAGGTTACTTTGTGGGGATTCCACTGATAGCGATGCTGTTGCAAGTTTGATGAACGGGGAGAAAGCGGATATGGTATTTACCGACCCGCCTTATGGAGTTAGTTATACTGGAGGCCATAATAAAAAACAAAGAGAAGGTATTGAAAGCGATGAGTTTCAAGATGATAAATTGTCTAGTCTATTTGAGGATGCTATAAATAATGCTTGTATTTTTTCAAAAGACACTTCTCCTTTTTATATATGGTATGCAGGTGGAAAGTCTAAAGAGACTTATGCAGGTTTGTCAAAAACACCCATTGAAGTTAGAGCGGTAATTTGTTGGTATAAAGTTAAAAGTGGGTCAGGAGCATTTATGAGTCAATACATACCTAACTATGAGCCTTGTATATACGGATTTAAAAAAGGAAAAAGCATTAACTGGTATGGAGCAACAAACGAAAAAACAGTATGGGAATTCCCAAAAGACAAGCAAAATAATTTTCATTTAACACAAAAACCTATTGATGTAGTAGAAAGAGCATTAAAAAATAGTAGTAAGTCTAATGACTTAATATATGATAGTTTCTTAGGTGGAGGCTCAACAATGGTAGCATCACACCAACTTAAACGTAAATGCTACGGTATGGAGTTAGACCCGAAGTATTGCCAAGTTATAATAGACCGAATGAGAAAGCTAGATGATACATTGGAGATAAAAATAAACGGAGAACCGTATGGCGTACAAGACTAGCGAATTATACGAGAGAGCCATAGAGGACATTGATAAAAATAACCTTTTTTTTGTTTCTGATGTGGTAGCTTATCTAGGTATAGCAGAGAGTACATTTTATGAGCATTTTCCTCCTGATTCGGAGAAATCGAAGGCCATAAAAGAAAAACTTAACAAAAATGCTATGCGAACAAAAGTATCGATTCGATCAAAACTGCATCAGAGTAAATCACCGGCTAGTCTCCTAGCTTTATACAAGCTACTTGCAACTAATGACGAAAGAAAAGCATTAGCAATGGAATACAGAGAACATAGCGGAGAAGTAAAACTCCCAAAATTGGAGGTAGTGTATGGAAACGTTCAAGATGGGGATGAATCAAAAGGTTCATCAAAGCCTCCTAAAAAATAAACCTATTAACGTACAACAAGGCGGAAGCTCCTCCGGAAAAACGTACACGATTCTCCAATATCTTTTTATGGTTGGAGCAGAGAATCCAAAGGAAACAATCACGGTAATCGCAGAAGATGTTCCTAATCTAAAGTCGGGAGCTTATCGAGATGCCAAGAATATACTAGCCAATACTCCTGAGCTAAAAATATACTGGCCGTATGAAAACAAGTCGGATCGTATATTTGAATCTATCAACGGTTCGGTAATAGAGTTCAAGTCATTCCAAGATGAGTATGATGCTCGATCAGGTAAGAGAGATCGAGCCTTCTTCAACGAGGCCAATGCTATCAAGTACGGCATATTCGAGCAAATCAATATGAGGACAACAAAACAAACTATAATTGATTTTAATCCGAGCGCAAGGTTTTGGGCGCACGATCAACTAGAAGGCAGAGATGATGTCGAATGGAATGTAACGACTTACTTAGATAATGATTTTATTGCGCCGGCTATTATAGAGAAGATAGAAAGCTACGAGCCAACACCTGAGAACATTAAGAGAGGAACGGCTAACGAATATCGGTGGAAGGTGTATGGTATGGGGGAAGTAGGAAGATTAGAAGGACTAATATTTCCTAATTTTAAAACTACAAAGGAATGGCCGGAGTATAAATGGAGAGTCTTTGGTATGGATTTCGGTTTCACTAATGATCCTACTACGCTCATTGAGATACGAATGGCTCACGGCGCTTTGTACGTTAAAGAACACATCTACCGGAAAGGACTTACGAACCAAGATATTAGTCGTTTGATAAAGAGTTTAGAGATAACGGATCAAATAATAGCAGATAGCGCCGAACCTAAAAGCATCGAGGAACTAAAAAGAGAAGGTATTTGGGTTTCTCCGGCGCAGAAAGGTAAGGATTCTATTATGTACGGCATTCAGAGGATAAACGAATACCAGGTCAACATACACGCATCAAGTAAGAATCTAATAGAGGAATTTTCTTCGTATATTTGGGCAAAGGATCGGCACGGACAGTCAACGAATAAACCGATAGATGACTTTAATCACGGAATTGATGCGATTAGATATGCATTAACCGATAAATTGCGCCGTAAAAAACTAGATTTCAGTATTGTTTGATGTTTTATTATTCTCTGAGTTACGAGAGTTGTGAGAGGCTCTCGTTTCTTTTCATAAAATTGCTTAAATTGTAACAAAATATTTGCAAATGAATTTTAGCGATTTAATCCCTTTCAAAAAACAACGGCTAAACAATAGGCTTAATAGGCAGTTGTTTCGCTATCAATCCGGCTCACCTATCGTATTCTCAGACACTCAAGAGGGATATGTAGCAGATGCCTATGAAACTAATCCCGATGTTTATTCTGTGGTGAACGGAATAACTAGATCGGCCTCTTCTGTTCCTCCAGTAGTACACGAGGTTAAGGATGTAAAGAAAGCGCATCAGTATCGTAAAATGAAATACGGTATGCGTAACGGCGCTACTCAAAAGAATATAGATTACGCTCTAGAATTAAAAGAGCAAGCCTTTGAGGATGTTACAGATGAACGTGATCCTTTATATAAGCTCATAAACAATCCTAATCCATTACAAGGATATCCCGAATGGTATGAGAATATGAAAGGCTTTCAGCTAATCACCGGCAACGGATACACTCACTTCGTTGAGTTAGGTGATGGCAGTATTGGAGAGATGTGGGTAATGCCTTCTCAGTTTACCAATATAATCGCAGATGCTTCGTATGAGAGTCTAATTAAGGCATATATGCTTGATGTATACGGTTACTCAGGTGAAAGGCTAGAGGCCGATTCTGTAATGCATTGGAAATATTGGAATCCTGACTATGATGGAGTAGGTAATCACTTGTACGGTATGTCTCCTCTCAAGTCTGCACGTAGCGCAATCCGATTAGGTAATGATGGCGATAACGCATTATCCAAAGCCTTCCGTAATGGTGGAGCAAGCGGTGTAGTATTTCCTGATGATCCCGATATCGACAGACTAACAGAAGAGCAGAGAGCGCAACTAGAGCATTATCTTCGTTCTATGAATGGGCCTGATAACTATAAATCCTGGTTAGTATCAAGCGCAAAGTTAGGATTCCAGGCTTTTGGTATTCCCCCAATAGACTTAGAGATACTAGAAAGCGGTAAGATGTCGCAGAGAGATATCTGTAATGTGTACAATTATCCATCTGAACTTCTAAACGATCCGGATAACAAGACTAACGCAAACAAAGAGCAATCTCGTAAGCAGTTGTATCTTGATAACGTGATTCCTTCTCTAGTTCGTGATTTTGCTGAGATGAACCGTTCTATCGTTCCTCGCTTCACAAATAAGAAGTATCATCTCGACTTTGATGTTCAGAGCATCGATGCAATAGGCCAAGAGACAAGTGATAAAGTTGCTTGGCTTGCTCAGGCCTGGTGGTTATCACTAGACGAGAAAAGAAAAGAAATGGGGTACGAGCCGATCGGTGATGAAGCTCGATATATCCCGGCCAACCTCATCCCCGATACAACCTTCCAAATAACAGAGGAAGAGATAAAGAGATTGAAGGCCGACTATGCCAATACCAACTCCAAAACCTAACGAAGCGGAAGGTTCTTTTATGAGCCGATGTATTCGGTTCGTAGTTGATGAAGGAACTCCACAAGAACAAGCAATAGCAATATGCGCTTCTCAGTATAGAAAAGAGAAGCTCAAGGTTATGACTTGGAAAACAATCGACCGTAAGCGAGCATCTTATCTTAGATACGCCAAAACCGAGTTCTCTCGAGCGTTAAAGACACAAGCCAATGAATACCTTGATCAGGTAAAAGCTAACGGCTTATCGGCAGAATACAGTATCAACAGAGCGCCGATTGAAAATGCGATGTTCAATGTGTACTCTAGAGTAATGAGGCAATTTGCTCAAGATACCTATGCCGATTTGATAAAAAGAGCTAACAAGACTGAGGTTAATTGGGATGAATGGGTATCAAGATGGTTTGATGATAATGTCATCGACTTAACGGATTTAATGACTGGAACAACTGAGAGAAGCGTTAGAGAGATTGCACAAAGGGCTATCATTGAGGGATTGAGCATAAGAGAGTTTCAAAACGAGTTAATGAGCAACTTTGCGGTATCGGAGCGCCGAGCTGAACTTATAGGCAGAACAGAAATAATCCGAGCAAGTAATGCAGGCTCTTTGATGGGAGCGCAAGAAACCGGATTTCCTATGCAGAAGTATTGGCTTGCTACTAGAGACAATCGCACAAGAGGATTAAATCCTAAAGACATATTCGATCATTATTCAATGGATGAGGATAAAGGCATTCCATTAGACCAGGCGTTTAATGTAAGCGGAGAGTATTTACAACATCCAGGAGATAGAGCGGGCTCTCCAGGTAATACCATCAACTGCCGATGTACGATGACATATCAAGTAATAGATACTGATATTGAATGATAGTCATATTCTCATACAATCGGCCGGATATGCTTGCAAGGCTTATAGATGAATGCCCTGAGAAACCGGTAGTTATTGACGATGGTTCTGATTTTGACTCTCTGTTATTCGCTAAGAAGTGCGACTTCCATAGACTTGAGCATAAGGGAAGAGAAGGCTTTTGGGAGAACTGGGATTATGCACTTAAGATATGCGAGGCTTCTAGTGATGAATACTTTACATTTCTTCCCGATGACTTTAGTTCGGTGCAGTTTGATGTATTAGATAAATTTAAACAAGAAGAGCCGTTTGCATACAATCTCCTTAATGATGGAAGGACTCAATGCTTTATCGCTTGTAAGCCAGTAGAAAGAGAATTTCACGGTGTACCATCAATACAAGTAGCTTTTACAGACTGCGGATATCATTGTAATCGTAGAACTCTTGAAATAATAAAGTTTACTATGCCTCCAGTAGATCAAGTGCGATTTGATGATCCTAGCGCTAGCTCTCAGGTTGGTATGTATCAATCAACTCAGTTCTTTATTAATTTTGTTCCGATGTTTATTCCTAAGAAGTCTCTAGTCAAGCACGGAGATCATCCTTCTATGATGCATCCGGAGCTAAGAAAGAAAGTACCTTTAATAAATCAATGATAATCGAGATAGGAACATCTAACTTTGCAACGATGGCCGGTAAAAGAGACGGACTCTTTATCGAGCCAGTCAAAACTTATTTTGATTCTCTTCCTGAATGCAGAAAAGAAAACGTAGCTATTTCAAACTTTGAGGGAGAGGTTCTTATGTTTTATATGAATCCGGAGGATATTGATAAGCACAAACTTCCTAATTGGTTAAAAGGTTGCAATATGATAGGTGAGCCTCATCCTACAATGCTAAAAGTTTTAAAAGAGGAGAAGAAAGGACTGTCTATAATGAAATGCGATAAAGTCAAAGTCGTAAGAATCAAGTCATTAATAGACAAGTATAATATCAAAAAGATTCAAGTGTTAAAGATAGACACAGAAGGACACGATTGCGTAATACTAAATGATTTTCTTGATACTGTTCAGATTTCTCCTAGAATTATTATTTTTGAGAATAACGAGCTATCTAATCAAAAAGAAATAGAGGCAATTACTCAAAGGCTAAAAAATAAAGGCTACCGTATGCAATACACTAAAGGAGATATAATATGCAGACTCTAGGATCAATATCTTACATATTAACGGCGCTTCTTTGTTTTTGGGCAGATTGGAGAATAGGAGTCGCTTTTATAACCTTTTACATCGCATTTAAAATAGAGCTATATGATAACGGCCAATCTAGCAACGATCAAGTCTAGAAAAGACACACTTCAGCAAGTAATCGATTCTCTAAAAGATCAAGTTGATGTAGTTCGAGTATATGCTAACGATTACCTTCCGGAGGTAAAGGATGCGCAAGTATTCACCGGTTGCGACTACACCGACAACTCAAAATTTTTTTGGCTTCCTAAAAGCAGAGGAATCTATCTCTCGTGTGATGATGATCTCATCTATCCTCCGGATTACGTGGAGAGAATAATCAAAGGGATGTGGAAATATCCTGGATGTTGGATAACCTTTCACGGCCGTAAGATGCTAGGATATGGTTTAGACTATTATAGAGGCCACATGGTGTATCAATGCCTCAAAGATGTTAAGGGAGACTACGAGCTAGATATACCAGGAACTGGAGTATCTGCCTTTCATACAAATGACTTTAAGTTCGATATAACAGAATGGAACTATCAAAGAATGTCCGATATTATGGCCGGCCAAGAAATAGCGAAGCGCCGTAAGAAAATAATATGTCTAGGACACGAAGCCGGATGGATTCAGCATCTAGAAAACAAAAGCACTATCTATCACGAGGAGATCGGTAAGCCTCTCCAGTCTCAACAAGCCGATCTAGTATATTCGATGCGATACGAGCAAGGTTAAGAAGCTCCTCTATATCCTTTGCATCTACTGGCCAGTTATTACGCAACTGCTCATCTACTCTATCAAATAACTCTGTCATAAGTATATATTAAAGGTTTTTGCAATATATCAAGGCTAATTGTTAAATAATGTAAAAAATCCGTATTTTTACAACAAACCTTTTTTATGAGTTATACCGATTATCCAAAGAGCGCAAGCAACAACGCAAAGAGAGCCTTGAAGTATAAGGAGGAGTCCGGCAATCCTAGAGGGTGCGGTACTCCAGTAGGATGGCGCAGAGCGACTCAGCTTGCGAATCGTGAGCCTATTTCTGAGGATGTAGTAAAACGTATGGCCTCATTCAATCGGCACAGACAACATAAAGATGTTCCTTACGATGAGGGATGCGGTGGTTTAATGTGGGATGCTTGGGGAGGTACTTCGGGCGTGGATTGGGCGATACGTAAATCAAAACAAATTGACGAGGAAAAGATGTTAAAAGCTGAAGCGGATGAATTAAGTGTTGGCGATTTTGTCTCTTGGAACTCAAGTGGAGGCCGAGCAAGAGGTAAAATTACAAAAATCGTGAGAGATGGAAAGATTGATGTTCCTAATTCAGCTTTTACTATTACCGGCACGGAGGATGATCCGGCGGTACTTATACAAGTTTATAGAGGAGGCGAGGCATCCGATGTCTATGCCGGACATAGAGCCTCTGCATTAACCAAAATAAATCCAATTAAAAGTATGAATCCATTTATAACTAAAAAAGCCGGCATTCTAAAGGATGTCGATGTCGAGCGCCGTATGATTGAGGGATATTATTCGGTTTTTGATTACAAAGATTCTGACGGCGATATAATGATGAAAGGGTGCTATACCAAAACCATCAAAGAGAACGGACCAAACGGAAAGAATAGAATTATGCACCTCTATCAGCACGATCCGCTTACTGTATTGGGTAAGCCATCAATGCTCGTAGAAGATGAGAAAGGGCTATATTTCCGTACTGCTATCACCGACACACAGTTAGGAACGGATGTTCTCAAGCTATATAGAGATGGAGTTCTTAAAGAGCATTCAGTCGGTATCAATTTTGTACGTAGAGACTTCTCTAATGAAGATGAAGCCTACATAGTCAACGAAGTTAAGATGTGGGAAGGATCAACTGTTACTTGGGGAGCGAATGAAATGGCGCTAGGAGGAATGGCCAAAGGATCTCAGAAAGATCAGGTTGATCAATACAAGACATTAGTCAGAGCATTTGACTCAGGAGACTATACTGACGAGACTTTTATGCTAATTGAAATGCATATCAAGAATTTGGAAGAAGCATTGAGAAAATCACTTCAAAACACAGAAGCCGAGCCAATCACCTCTGTAAGTAATGACGCCGATTTTGATGCAATTTTCAAACAATTCAACAATCAACTACAAATCGAAAAGGAGTTCAAATTATGGACTTAGAAAATACCTTAAAAGAAGGCTTGGCTTCTGTAAAGAATGGTCTAGCCGAACAAACTAAAGCCCTTGAGGAGCGTTATAGCAAACTCGAAGAGCAAGTTAAACTTTCAGGCGAAGCTGATTCAGCTACCAAGTCTGAAATCAAAAATCTTGAAGAAGTAATAGCTTCTCAAAAGGAAAGAATTGAATCAATCGAAAAGAATAACAACCGTTTAGGCGGTGGATCTCAGCCTATGTCTCTAAAAAACATCCTAAAGGATGGTTTAGATTCAAACAAAGATCAAATCGAAGCGTTCAAAGCAGGTCAAATCTCAGGCTTTACAATGGACACCAAAGCAGTTATCACCGAATCAGGTGCTTATACTGGCGATGTTGTTCCTGCTGATTATGTTCCTGGATTCAAATTCGATCCTGAGCGAAGAGTTCATGTACGTCAGTTCCTACCAGTAGGTACTACTAACTCTGACAAAATCCGCTATATCAAAGAAACTAACTTCACCGACAACACCGGTGTTACTGCCGAAGGCGTTGCTTCCGGACAGAATGACTTTGATTTAGTTGCAACTGATGCAGTAGTAGAGAAAATCTCTGCACATTTCCGAGTTTCTAAAGAAGCTCTTAATGATACTGCCGGTCTAGCTTCTCACATCTCTTTAAGAGGTATGGAGAAGTATATGAAAGCCGAAGATGCTTACAACTTGTATGACTCTACTTATGGTCTTACTGTAACATCTACTGACTATGCTTTAGATCAGTACACCAATGATGCAGATGCTCAAGAGTATGATGTACTTTTAGAAGCTATCAAGCAAGTGAGAAATCGTAACTTCCAACCTAGCGCCGTAATGATGTCAATCGCTCGATATTTCGATATGATTCGCAACAAAGATGCTGATGGTCGTTACATCTTCCCACAAGACGTTATCTTCGGAACTCGTGTGCCTTCTATCTTAGGTGTTCCAGTAATTGCTACTAACGCAATCAATGATACCGATGGAGATGCTGATGACTTCTTAGTAGCTGACTTTGCTCAACTATGTACTTTATTTGATCGTGAGTCTGTTTCTGTTCGTTTCTACGAGCAAGATCAAGACAACGCTATCAAAGATCTAGTAACTGTACAAGTTGCAGGCCGTTTAGCTCTACCGACTTACCTACCTAACGCAGGTGCTTTCGGTAACTTCACAACTGCAATCACTAACGCAGGTAATTCTTAATATTACCATAAGGATGTTTGGAACTTGGGGAGGTTCGATTCCTCCCCATCCTTCTCAATTAAACCCTAGTATTATGCCTTACAGAGCGAGACGGAGCTTCATCCATAAAAATCAACGAATAAAGAAAAACGATCCTCTCAAGTTAGATAAGGGTTCGATAGCTGACTTACTTTATAAAGGATTAGCATACGAGACAAAAGAGGACAAGCAAGCTTATACAGTAGATGCTAAGGCGTTCATCGAAAAGGATGAAAGCACTAAAACGATGTACTATGTGAAGCGCAACAATCAGATTATCGATAGACTAACCAAATCCAAAGCCGAAAAATTAGTCGAGGAACTCAATGCTTAAATCTCCTTACAAGGGTAAAACTGGCCCATTCACTTACTCAACTGTTGACACCGGAACAAATGCCTCTACCGATGTACTAAGTACGGCAGATGCTAAAGCCTGGATGCGAGTAGATACTTCCGCAGATGATTCGCTGATTGCAAGTCTAGTCGCAGAGAGTATAGATTTTGCAGAAGAGCAATACGGATTCCAACTGATAGAGAAAACAGTTACAATCGAGTACGAATATTATGGCAAGGAAGTCCGATTACCTCTTTATCCAGTACAAAGTATCACTTCAGTCAAGAGAGTCGATACAGAAGGAACTGAGACAACTCTAACCAATAACCAAGACTATTATCTGACTGGAGATACTCTTATAATCGATACGGTATATGGATGGGAAGTTCCTGACGATAGAATAAGGCTAAAGGTTGTATATGTTGCAGGGTATAGCTCTATACCTTCCGGGATAACTCTAGGAATAAAGAAATTAGTAGCATCTAACTACGAAGATCGCCAGGATGTAGTAGAAGGAAGCGTGTCAATGATGCCAAATAGTAGCAAGGCACACTTCAAGAGATACGCCAAGCTATGAAAACTAAGTCTCGACAAATCAACATCGGGATGATGAAGCAGAGAGTTACTATACAGTATTACTCTCTAACATCTGATGGAATGGGTGGTAACACTAGAACCTGGAACACTCTTGGAACTGTATGGGCTGATGTGAAGCCTCTGTCAGGCTCTGAGGCGCTCGAAGTAGGTGGGTTAAAGGGTAAGACTAAGTATAAGATTAAGACTCGTTACAGAGACGATTTTGTAAGCGCCGGATATTCGAGAGATACTTATGACCATCTATTAAGATTGCAGTACGATGGAAAAGAATTAAATGTAGAATACGCTATTAACTCAAACGAAGATAATGCCGTTACTGAACTCATAGCGTTTGCAGAATGATAAGCGTTAAGGCTGATATCAAATCTATAAACAAAACTCTAAAGGTACTCGATAGTTTAGGGGAGAAAGTACGTAAATCAGCAGAGAAAGAGATAGAACGTTCTGCTCGTAACATAGAAGGAAAAGCCAAGAGAAACGCTCCAACCGGTGCGAATAATAGACTGAAAACATCTATCGATGTAAGAGGATCAGGTTTATCGAGAGAAGTATTTACAGATGTAAAATATGCACCGTATGTAGAATTTGGTACTAAATCAAAAGTTGATATACCTCCTGGTCTAGAGGGATATGCGATGCAATTTAAAGGAAAGAAAGGAGGTTCTTATGAGGATATGGAAAAGAGCATCAAAGTATGGGCAAAGAGAAAAGGCATACCAGAAGAAGCAATATATCCTATTATAAAATCGATACTTCACAAGGGAACAAAAGCTCAACCTTTTTTATTTCCGGCATTCTTTGCAGAACAACCTCAACTCTTAAAACGTCTCAAAGGAGTTCTTCGTGGGATTAAATGATATGCATAAGCAAACCGGTCGGATGCTTCGTGAGGATAACACTTACGTCAATCGGGCGGATTATATCTATAACTCACACAGAGACTACTATAAGAAAGTTCTTGATTTCCACGTTGAGATGTCTTTGGGTAATGTGCCTAATTTTAGCATTGTACATAAGTTTGGGAGAAATGCTAATGTAGGCAGTACGTTTGCACCAATTACACAATCGGGATTTTATAGAATGCCAACCTCAAATACGGCGCTAGAAATTGTTTCGAATAGTGCAGATGATAATGCTTCGGGTATTGGAGCTAGAACGGTGTATTACGAAGGGCTGAAAGAGGTGGCAGGTGAGTTAGTTATCACTTCGAACACAGTAACTATGAACGGTCTTACGCCGGTTGCGCTTCCTGATTCTCTTATAAGACTTTATAGATGGTATGTTGCAAGTAGCGGAACGTATGCAACGCAATCAAGCGCAAGCCATCAGGGAGAATTAACTATACAAGAAAGCGGAGCAGGTGATATTTGGTCGGCTATAAAAGCCAATGGAATTTTTAAAGGACAGTCTCAAATAGGATGCTATACTGTTCCTAGTGGTTATACTGCTTTAATAAATAGAATAGCTTATTCAGTACAAGCAACACTTGAAGCTGAAATTATTTTTATGCAAAGGAATGGGGTTTTGAATACAACTGCACCATTTGATGCCTTGAGGGTTATCACAGATATTGATTCAGCAAAGGGTACGACTTCGGTTGATTTTGTCGCTCCCATAGCTATACAAGAAGAAACGGATCTAATTTTTATGGGTAAAAGTAAAGGCGGTCAAGCACTCCCGATGACGATAGACTTTGAAATTAAACTTGTACAAAATGGCTAAAGATTCAACAACAGAACTACAACAAGCATACTATACGCTACTTACTGGAGCATTAGCAGTCAATGTTTATGATGAAGCTCCGTCAGATGCGACTTATCCGCACGTACAGTTCGGAGATACGACTCTAACGGACTCTAGCAGTAAAAGCGACTTTATAGATGAGGTAACGTTTTCTCTCTCCGTAGTGGATAGATATGCGCTTGACTCAGGCACTAGGACTTATATCAATGCGATAGTAAACACGATCAAGGAAACGATAAGAACTAGAGCCGATGTATTCGGTATGACTAGCTTTGATGTGGTTTATACGGTGGTCGATAATGATATCTTTCGCCAAGAGTACACCGGCACTTATACTTATTGGATTCGTGAGTTACGATTCCGACATAAGATAGAGGAAAAATAGTCGCACGAATTTCGTATCTTTTAACACAACTAACAACTAAACAAATAGAAAAATGGCAATTAACGGAACACTTGTATTAGTAAACGCTCAAGGTAGTGCTATTGCTTCTACTACTGATGCTACACTAAACATTGAAATGAATGCTCCTGATGCTTCTACTAAAAGCTCTGCCGGATGGGCGGAAAGCATAGCAGGTCAGAAGTCTTGGAGTATTGATGTTGATGGTTTAGCTACATTCGACTATTCTAGCGGTAACGTTCAAGAATTAGCAGGATATTTAACTGGCAGAACATCAGTTGCAGTACGTTTCTTACCTAACTCAGGAGTCGCTTTTTATGGTGATGCATTTATGACTTCTGTTTCAATCGGCGCTCCTAATGAAGATGTTGCTACTATAAGTGGTACATTTACTGGAGATGGCGAATTGAAAAAGGTAGAAATTAGCTAAGATGAAGCAGGAACTAACGCTCAAAATCGGCGGAAAGAGACGCTTACTTAAATTCGGAACTAATCAAACGGCTATATACTGCGACAAATATGATTTGTCTTTGGTAGGTTATACCGAGTCATTATCTAATGATAAAGTCAAACCTGGAAACCTTAGAGATTTGATATGGAGTGCATTAGTGGCCGGCGCACAATACAAAGGCGAAGAGATTGATTTTGACGAATTAAAAGTAGGCGATTGGATAGATGAACTATCTCAAACCGATTTAGATAGCGTGTTCAAAGTACTCTCTCCAAGTGAGGGGGAGAGCGAGCCGGGAAGCCGTTAGAGTGGCAAGAACTCTTTTCCCTCTGCAAACAAGCAGGAGTTTCCCGGCAGGAATTTTGGGAGTTATCTTGGAAGGAGATTTCAGCAATACTCAAGTCTCTAAATGAGCAAAGAATGCACGAATGGAATTTAATGAGACATAATGCTTATTTGATTTCAGTATATTCAGATTTAGAGGGCAAGGCGAGAAGGAAACTAAAACCTGAGACAATGTTCCCTCTTGACATAGACAAAAAACGAACAACCATATCGCACGATGAGAAGTGGAAACTTCATAGATTGATGCGGAGGATGAATAGAGATGGCTTCCTTAGCTGATTTAAATGTACGATTAGGAGCGGATGTCTCCCCATTAGCTAGAGGATTGAATCAAGCGAAGGGAAGTATATCATCTTTTAGTGGTTCTGTTCAAACGGCAAATTCAGTTCTCAAGCGCACGAACAATACAATCTTAGAGGTTGATTCTGCTATTGAAGGGCTTGAGCAAGCCTATGTCAATGCGAGAACGGCTCAAGCAAGATTCGCCATTGGTGCAAAGATAGGACAACTCCGCACATTAAAGGCCGATATGATGGGTGCGGAAAGTGCGGTTCAATCAATGGGTGGAGGATTTAGCTCTACCGGGATGGCCGTTGTCAACTTTAACAGAGTTGTTCAAGATGCTCCATTCGGTATTCTTGGGGTGGCTAACAACATCGAGCCTCTCTTATTATCATTCCAATCATTAAAGAAGGAAGCCGGATCAACCGGAATGGCATTGAAGCAACTTATTAAAGGAGCTTTTACTGGGCCAGGTGCTTTGATTACGGTTTTCTCTGTCGTTTCTAGTTTGGCCATTGTATTCTCTCGAAGGAGTAGAGATACTGGTAAAGCCGGAGAGGAAGCAAGTGAAGGGATTAGCAAGCAAGCGGAAGCATTGAGAGAAGTTGCTCAAGCGTATGAATCTCTCAACCAACAAACAACCGAGCAAGCGATTGATAATGAGATAGCGTTTACTAGAGAGGTTCTAGAAAATACAAAGGCATTACAAAAAGCAAAAGACACTATTGATGCGCTTACAATGGCTTCCGCAGGCGCAGGAGGAACTGCGGTTGCACTTACAGATGCTCAGAGAGAACAAAAAGCTGAAGCGATAAAAAATAGAGATGCGCTTCAAAGCCTTATCGATTTATACGGAGAGGATGCATTAACCGTAGAGGATTTAGAAAAGAAAATTACCGATTTAACTAATGCAAAGAATGGTCTTAACAATAGCACAAGAACAGAGGTGCAACTCGGAAGAGTAATACAAGATCAACAAGTTAAAACGGCACAAGCTACAAATAAACTAACGGCAGGATTAAAGAACGCAGAAGCAGAAGCAGGATTTCAAGCTATAACTCTTAGCACGTTAATAAAGCAATATAGATCATTAGCTAACGAGAATGAGGATTTTGTTCCGGTAGTTGTAGCTTTGCAGAAACAACTTGACACATTAAGCAAAGAGTATGAAGATGTAACTGGTAATGTTCTTGATGCAGATAAAGGGATAGCTCAATTTATAGCAACAGCAAAGGAAGAGCCGGGATTAGGTATAGATTTTTCTGAGTTAGATGCAGAATTAGCAGGCGTATCACAAGAGTTAGAGGCATTCTTTGCATCAGTTGAGGCGCTAGAGAATCCATTTGCTCCAATGGTTGGCTCTGTTGCGGATTTAAATGAAAAAATGACAATGTTGAAGTTTCTTCAATCATTGACTAGCGATCCGGAACAATATGCTCTTTTTGGTGAGCAAATAATGGTTTTGAAAGGTCAAATGGCCTCTTTAACTGGTCAAACCGGAGAGCTTAGTAATGGCCTTCAATTTGTTGATGCTTTAGCCAAAACCTTTGTAAATAACTTTGGGCAAGGGATGACGAATATAGTAATGCAAGGTGAGAAGCTACAAGATGTACTCAAGAATATCGGCAAGCTATTATTAAGTTCAGCAATACAATTAGGTGTTTCTCTACTATTGACTGGGGGAATAGGAGGAAAGGTTCAAGGTGGATTATTAGGAGGACTGTTTCCTAAATTAAAAACGCCATCGATTGGAGGAGGAGCATTAGCAAGCGCCTCATCAGTAGCTAGTTCAGTTAGAGGTAATAACGTTAATTTAAGCGGAGAATTTAAAGTCAGAGGAACAGATTTAGTATTGAGCCTAGAGAGGGCTAATCAAGTGATAGGGCGATGAGTTACGGATTATATAAATACATTGTAGCGAAGGAATTATCCGGAGATACTGGAAGTATAGAATTTAGAATCGAGCTATGGAAAAAAAGTTATTCCGGATCAACGGAGCAACTAGAAGGCGCAGAAACATATTTTGAGCATAACTACACTAAGATAGATTCTAGAAATCCATTTGATAAGCCAGTCAATGATTCCGCTCTTAGTATGTTCTTTCACGTACAGAACTCTAGTCATCTTGCGTTACTTACTGAGATACAGAATGCCGATGAGGATGAGTTTCTGCTCAAGAAAAAAGTATCAGGTTCGTATGATTGGCAGGGTAAAGTAGTCAATGACTTATTAGAATATGAAGAGGGAGATTATCCTTTTGTCGGTAAGATAACGGCAAAGGACTTGACTTATCTCAAAGGACAGGAGTACACATTAGCTACTGGATATGAGAAGATTATTGTAACTCTAGCTGATGTGCTTGGTGATTTGGGTTTTGGTATAGGATTTAAAACTCATACTAATTGGGTAGAAAACAATTCTACTACATCAGATGACTTTTTAAATCAAGTTTATCACGACAAATTCGCCTTTAGAAAGTACGCAACCTCTACAACGGTAGATGATCAGCCTATTACTAAATACGAAGTCTTAGAGCGAATATGTAGGAATCATCAGCTAATACTCCGCCAGGTTAATGGTCAATGGTATATCTATCAACTATCTGAGCTGAGCGATCCAACTAGCTCAAACATATTTAGCTATAACTCAAGCGGTACTCAAACCGGAACGACTACTCAGGACATTACGACAGAGATAGATAGTAGTGATTTGTATTCTCTTCCTATGGGGATGAATAAAATCAATCCGGCTATTAAGAAGGCTACTGTTGTATTTGATCACAGAACCGGAACTACTGAGCAGTTTGTAAATGCCGTTGTTCTTAGCAGTAGTACCGATCCGGCTATTCCGAATGCTAGATTCTCAATGGACTTTAATGGTAGCGGAGATGAGTATGTTATAATGCAAGGCGGGACTTATGCAGTATGTTCAAGAAATTATCAGTTCAACAATGAAGAGTTTCCTCAATCTGCTTATTTGCTCAAATCGTCTCAGTATTATTGGATAGAAGAGGCACAAGAATGGCAAGAGGTAGCAGATATTACTACTACAAGAGAATCAGTTGCTCCTGGTAATATAGATACCGGCAATAATAAAATTAGGCTAGTAAGTAATGATTTTAGACACGGAGACGTAATAAGGCTTGAGTCAGGATTCACAACCGGCACGGATGCAGATACAGAATATTACCTTATCGATGTATCAGGTGAGGTAGCAACCGGATCGGATACGCTTTACTATCAGATATCAACTGAACCTGATGGAACTCCGGTGAGCTTAGGAAGTGTAAGCGCATCTAATAAATATGCTTATAGAGTTAGTAATAGACAACAGATGACCAATAGAACTGTTCCTTTTGGTGGTACAGTTTGGTGGTGTGATTTTAGCTTTACGACAAGCAACATACCTTCTGATTCTGATGATGATGTTCAATTTTATGCGATGGGAAGCGTTATGCCTCCTATCACTACTGATGTTCCTGAAACTCAATATTGGGAATATATCGATACAGTTAATCAATGGAGAGATTTAAGCGTATCAGTCAGAGATGTAATTACTGCTAATGGTGATTCTATTACTTATGAACTTGAACAGTCAGGAAACTTCTCTACTGAGCTATCTTATGACTCGGTTTACTTTGGTGATGGCCCATTAGATTATTCTCGTTCTGCGTTAGCAATTACAACAACGACAACGGCAGACACTCCTACAAGTCAATGGGATTTCAGAGGGGGATCAACCAATAGCAACTTTTTTGAAATATGGCTCAAGGAAGTATTAAACTTTCAGAGAGGTAATAGAAGGAATTTATCAGCAGAGCTATATGGGTTTTATGATGGTTATGAGGTTTTAAGCTATGAATCTAAATACTTCTTCTTTTTAGGTGGTACTCATACCGGGAGAGGTAACAGATGGATTGGTGATTGGATAGAAATTAACATAGCAACCGGTACAGATACTTTTACAAGCTATGTAGATGCAACTAACTCTGTCGGATCAGGTGGAGGAACTGGCGGAGGAGCGCCATCAACTTCTGAGGGAACATATCTAGAGGTAGCGAATAACTTGTCTGATGTAGAAAGTGCTTCTACTTCTCGAACAAATTTAGGCCTAGAGATTGGAGTTGATGTCCAGGCGCACGATGATCAACTTGACACGCTTTCCGGACTTAGCGCCGGCCAGGCAGATGATATAGTAGCGATTACAGAGGCAGAATACACGCAAATACAGAACATCGATAGCGTAACTATATCTAACACTCAATGGGGATATCTCGGCGCTCTAGATCAAAATCTGACAACTACGAGCGATGTACAGTTTGACGATATTACTGCAACCGGTGTTATAAGAACAAATGAACTAGATGCTCAAGCGGATTTAATTTGGAATACTGCGACAGAAGTTTGGAATACAAGCGACTATTACTTTACTGGTGCAATAAATCTAGCAGGTAGTCTATACATTACAGATGAATTAGATGTAGCAGAATCTGTATCAGTTGGTACTACTTTAGATGTATCGGGTAATACTACACTAGGTGGCACGTTAAACGTAACTGGTAATACTACCATATCGGGAACACTAGATGCTCCTACATTGAATACTGGTCAAGGCGATAATGAGCTATACGCTATGAACCAAGATGTTCAAACTACGGATGGTGTAATCTTTGATACTTTATCTGTTACGAATAACGCTTCGGTAGGTGGCTCTCTAACCTTGACTGGTGAGGCTGACTTTAATAGTACGATGAACCTGCAAGGCGATTTGACTACGCAAGCTGATTTAAAAGATGATGGATTCGTTGAAGGGTGGGCAGGTACAAATTGGCAAATAGAAGCAGACGGTTCAGCAGAATTTGAAGAGTTACGAGTTCGTGGTTCTTTACGAGTTTATGAATTTATAGCAAAACAAATTAGCACAGTAGGTGGTTCTGAAATACTTAGTATTGCTAATGGTAAAATTGAAAGTGTTAATGTAGGAGCAGAAACAAGCACAATCACTTTAGACTGGTTTGATACTACAAGTGGTGGAACTGGCACACCAAGAACCTCATTCAAAGTAGGTGATTTGTGGATAGTTCAAGAAGTAGATATTAATAACGACAAGGAAAGTGGTGGAAGTGGTGCTATTGTTAAATCTGTAAATGGTAGGGTTACTGAAGTAAATTCTAACGTGATTACCGTAGAAGTAGATGGGGGTTCTGCTAGTGATTTAGAACAAGGTGATTTAGTCGTTGCCTATGGTAATACTTCGGATACTAATAGACAAGCTATCATGTATCGCAACGTAGATAGGGAAGAAGATAATCTTATAATGAGATTACAGACTGGCGTTAATGAATTTAGTAAGCTACAAGCTGAAGCAAATACAAGGGTAGCATTTGGAGATTTAAACGGCTATTCGGGATTAAGTACGGAAACATTCGGGTTCTTTGCAGGGGATAATTCAAACGAGCATATTTTAGTTACTGATGGTGGGCTATTCCTAAAGGATGGAGCTAGCACACTTGCACAATTAACAAGCAATACCTTCAAGGTAGGCGATGGCACTAATTTCCTATCTTTTAATGGTTCTTCATTTGATATACAAACCGATACATTTGATTTAAACACTACAAACCTAGATATAAGTAGTGCGAATGAAAATATAGTAATAGGCACTAGCAGTTATTTGGTTACGCTTGGTAAATTAAATACCAACGAACAAGGTTTAACGATAAGCACACCTACGGTTACGAATCAAAATTTTTGGAAACTATCAACTGGCGATATACG